GCAGAAACATAGGCTGATATGATGGATTGTCACTGACCAGCAACAGACCGTTATTCTGGCGGTAGACGTGTTTGAGCGTCGCGCTGTCATCGAGCAATACGACAAGCACTTGTCCGTCATAGTCGATGGTATCTTGTGCGCGGATGAATACCACATCGCCGTCCAGAAAGTTGGGGTTCATGCTGTCACCGCTGATGCGGAGGGCGTAGTCTGCTTTGCACGGGCAGTCGATATAAGCATCATAACTCTCCTCGGCCAGGATCGGAGCGCCGGCGGCGACGGAGCCGATAAGGGGAACTTTGCTGAATGAGTCGGGGTTGATTTCCTTTAAACCGTTTGGCAAGCTGGTTTTATTCCATCCCAAGACAGCTGGAACATCAAGCGACAGCACTTTACATATTTTGACGATACTATCGAGAGAGAATTTTTGAGTTTTCCCTGTGACCCATCGATTAATAGACGACTTGGCAACGCCTGTCTTTTCGCCAAGTTGCTCATAAGTAATTCCTTCAGAGGTCATGGCTTCAAGTATCCGTTGCCTTATGACCGGGGCTAATACTTCATAATTATCCATAGAAACGACCTCCTTTTCAAAAAATATTATAATGTAGGAATCCCAATAATGCAATACTAAATCAAAAATTTTTGAAATTTTATCCCAAAAAGGGGTTGACAAGTTATTTCGCTTGTGTTAAGATTATCCCAGTTCCGGGACGAAAGGAGGGCAAGGCAGGGTGATTAACACAAATCTGTTAAAAGCCAAGATCGTCGCAAATGGCTTTACACAAGAACAGATTGCACAGAAAATGGGAATGTCAAAGAATACGTTTTCCTCAAAAATCAACAACAAATCGCCGTTTAATATTGCGGAAGTATTCCAACTTTGTGAACTTCTTCATATTGAAAACGCTGAAGAAAAATGTGCTATTTTTTTAGCCGGGGCATCCCAATAATGGGATAATGGAGCAAAGGAGGTGAAGACTATGATGTGCAGCAACGGACCGCCTGAAAAAAGAAAAAGCCCTGCACAGCGGCAACTGTGAAGGGCGGTCAGCCGGAGGGCTGATGTAATAACTACTGGTTAAGTGTAACAGAAAAAAGTGAAAATGTCAAATCTGAAATGAAAAATGAAAAATGAAAAGGAGTAAATGAGTTATGGCTAAGAAGACTGAAGAAAAGGCTGTCATCAAGATCAACCCCATCAAGCTGCAGAAGGCGCGCATCACTATCGTGGGCGACACGCCGCTGATTGTGCATTCCTGGTCGGAAAAGGCGAAAAAAGAGATGCTGGCGGTTCAGCAGAAAGTTGCAAAAGCCAAGAAGGCCAAGGACATTCGCGATCCGTTTGCTGAGTTCATGGATGCTGCTTACTGGATTACCCCTGAACCGGAAGAGAAGACCCCGGAAGCGTTTGAAAAAGCCGTGGCAGACGGTGCGAAGTTCGGCTTCAAGGTCATTCCGTTTAAGCTTGCGGCTATCAGCGCCTGCTACCGTGCCGGCATCACCAAGAACAAAGTGGATCTGATGTGCTCATTCTTTGTGAACGCTGTGGACGGTGTGTGTCACGCGACCGGTGAAGAACTGGCAGTCATCCGCTCCGACAGGCCTCCCATTCTGCGCGAGGACATGGTGAGGATCGGCGGCATCAGCAAGACTGCCGACCTGCGTTATCGTCCTTCCTTCGTCAACTGGAAGACTGACCTTGAGGTTACCCTGATCGACACCGGTGTGTTCGATATGCGCAGCATCATCGAGGCGATCAACTTGGGCGGCTTCATGAACGGTGTCGGCGAGTGGCGAATGGAAAAGTGCGGTGATTTCGGGCGATTCCATGTGGAACTTGCGGAGGAGTAAGATGGCGGCTTTCAGTTACGCATACCATATCCCTGGCTTGCAGAAGAACCCGGTCGAGGTTGTCAGCAAAGTTCTGAATGAACTGGCAAACAGCGACGGCGGGCTGACACCGAAGACGCTATTGGAAGCAAGTCGTGATGTAAACGCTCCTCTCCACAATGAATTCGAGTGGAACGACGGAGTTGCTGCTGAGAAGTACCGTGAGTATCAGGCACAGAAGATCATCCAGAATGTGTACATCAAATACTCCACCGATCAGCAGGAGCGTGAACAGCAGGAACGGGCGTTCCTACCTGTTCCGGGTGGGAAAAGCGCCTATGTCTCGTTGAAAGCTGCTCTGACCAATGATGAGTGGAAAGCCCATCTGATGGAAGAGGCCAAGCGTGATATGAAAGCCTTTGCCGCGAAGTACAGAAGGCTGACTGAACTGCAAGGCCTGATCCATGAAATAGAAGCGTTGTTCACATGAGAGCAACGGAAATGAAGGTGCCTGAACCGTACCAGAGAGGACGGCACCGAAGTAGCACGGACGAAAAGCCTGTGTGAGGTAGCCTGAGATGGTGAGACATGGTACGACAAGATTAGGCAGTATTGGCAAGTTTAGACCTGTCGCGTTAAGGCAAGGCGCGGAATGGCAGTATCGGAAAGGCATGTCGTGGTGAGGCGAGGCAATGCACGGATTGGCAGTCTAGGAGAGGCTTGGTGTGTCAGGGCGCGGATAGGCGTGTTCAGGCTTGGCAGTCAAGGTTCGTCACGGTCGTGTTGGGTTCGTAATGACATGGAACGGAACGGCAGTCGAGGCAGGGCAGGTCCGGTAATGGTCAGGAAGGGAATGGCAGTATTGGCAGGCAAAGGCACGGCAAGTCATGGTGAGGAACGGTTCGGCAGTCCTGGATAGGCGCGTCGAGGCGTGGCCCGGTGAGGCACGGTCTGGAATGGCAGTCGCGGATAGGTTAGGCAAGTCGTGACTGGGTGGGTTCTGTACCGGACATGCAGTCGCGGATAGGCAGTGTTCGGTTAGTCGCGGTTGGGACTGGCAGTAGTGGAGTGGCAAAGTTTGGTTCGGCTTGTCAGGCATTGGACGGGCAGTCAGGGCAAGGCCGGTATAGGTGTCGATGGGTTCGCATCGGGCTGGCAGTCAAGGCAAGGCGAGTCGCGGTATGGCTTGCACAGGCTCGGAAGGGCAGTCTTGGAGAGTATGGGTTAGGCTCGGACCTGATCGTCAAGGCATGGCAGTCATGGATGGGTTTGGCAAGGCTCGTACAGGCGCGGGATGGCAGTCATGGATGGGCCCGGCAGCGTTCGTCTGGCTGCGGCATGGGGCGGCAAGCTCGGGCATGGCAGTCATGGAGAGGCGTGTCAAGCTGAGGCGTGGACTGGCTGTGTGCGCAGCGGCAGGAATGAAAACATCGAAAGTGGTGAGGAAGCATGACATTCAGCGAAATTGAGAGTTCTGAAAAAGACTTTCTCACCCCTTCCGATGTAGCGCCAGTTATGGGTTGTATGCCGTACAGCCTGAACGTGCAAGCCAAGGAGGACATCACGAAACTTGGGTTCCCTGCGTCGCTGGTCGGCACAAGGTTACTGATCCCACGCCTTGGCTTTATCCGATGGGTGAAATACGGTAACGCTCCGTTAGGAGAGAGGGAGGAAGAATATGGATGCTGAGACGATGAAACTGCTGCAGGATGCGGAGATGGCGCTGAAGACCGTGAAGGACGACGGCGTGATGATCGGTATCGGGCTGTTCGTGGTCATCGGGCTGACGATCTGGTATCTGTCTTATCTGCTGGACCGGTGGTCGTGGACCCCGCGCAAGCGGCACAACCGCGTATTCAACGAACGGTTCTGAGGTGACGGCGCATGGGAAAGCATGAGTATTACTGTACACAGCGTCCCGCTGTGCCAGGAGCGATACCGCGCGGCGTGGTCGGAATCATGGAACTGGACAAGGCGAACATCATTCCGGAAATCGGGAAGGGCGCTTACTCCATCGTAGTATATGACCGTGAACTGACTTGGCAGGAAATGCAAGACTTTGAACTGACGGAAAAGAGGAGTTGAACATGCTATCCAGACCGTGGGCAGACGATGACGAGATGATCGAAGACGCGCGGAGACACCACTGGGTCGGATGCTACTGGGAACAAGGCGATGAGTGGGTCACTGAGCCTGAAAGTGAGGACGAAGAAGATGACGGGTCTGATGGGTGATGTGCTACTGATTCTGGGCGGGATGCTGGTCGCCGGACCGGTCGGCTACCTGGTCGGCGTGACCAGGCGAGGCAGGCGCGAACGCAACTATGACGCTCCGATTCCGGTAACGCCTGACTACGACGAAACGAATCCGATCAACGGCAAGTGCAACCACGGACAGACCGTAGAGATGTGCGGGACTACGTGGTATCTGAGATGAAAAACGCTTTGCGGCACAGACTAAAGCATAGCCCCAGATAATATCATCAAAAAGGAGGTACACAAAATGGGGAAACTGTCGCGAATCGAATGCGAAAGCGCGATACTGCGCAAGATGAAAGAAATCATAGATATTTACCATGAATATAATCCGGATGGCAACTATATATCATTATGTATGATTGATAACAAAAGCATCCATATCAATAACGTCAGTTATGAAGACGGCAAAACTATCAATTGCTTCATGCCCGACAGAAATGGGAACAACGCCTTTGGTGCTGTGTTCAGATCCGGCAACGGCCTAATCGAGCATTACATTGAGTTTGACATCCGTGACGCAAATCTTGTAAGCGGTGACTGACTATGGCATGGAATAGAAAAACACGGCGTGAGTTGAGCCGGTACGGCATCGGTGAACAGATTGTCAAGGACAAGTTTTCAGAGCAGTTCAACATCCAGCGCGCCAACGATTATAAGTTCGCCTGGGCGGCAGCTTTTACGGCATTCTGGGAAAAGACCGGCATGAGCAAAGACGAATTGCAACAGGTAGCGGAGCGCACGGTCGAATTGCGGAACAATGCCCTGTGTGCAGAGGAACTGGTCGCGGATCTGAAGGACAAAACCGGGTTTGACGTGAACCAGCCGCCGTCCACCTACATCTACGACGATTTGGGGGTGTGAGCATATGCGCGTTATCGACGCAGACCTCTTCATCCGCTGGCATGAGCGAGACAAGGACGGCAACGAAATAGACTGTTGCGGCACGGTAGAAGACTACCTGAGCGAGGCGAGGACAGAAGACGGGCAGAGGATTATCGTGGAGGAAATGGACGATGGCTGACAGGGAGAAAGTTGCAAAGGGTCTGGAGTGCCATTATAAATACGAAACGCTTTTTGCAAGTGGCCAAGCATGTGAAGATTGCCCATACAATAAAGATAACGGATCTGAGACATGTATTGTGTCGTTGTTAAAAGAGGCTTCGGAACTGCTGAAAGAGTATGAGCCCGTGAAACCGATAGTGGAATCCGCATTGGTAGATGCATTCAAGGTGTATAGCTGCGGGAATTGCCAGACGGTGTTTCATCTGTGGAGACAAAAATACTGCGCTATGTGCGGACGGGCGGTGAAATGGGATGGCTGACCGGGAGAAGGTTATCAAAGGTCTGGCGATTGAGCGTGAGTGTGTCAGCCGTGATTGCAACAGAGATTGTGCCAGATGCGATTTAGCACAAGACAGGGAGTGGCTATTGTCTGTATATGACGAGGCGTTAGAGCTACTGAAAGAGCGTGAGGCAAGAGTGCTGACAACAGACGAATTGTTCTATATGGAGCATCAAGGAGTTTATATTGAACGAAGAAACAGCCAATTGTATGCAACAGAACCGGCAATCGTTCTTAGAACATCGGTTTGCGCGCCATCATTTGTAGGAGCCAAATATATTCTGATGCGGGAAAACAAATTAAGCGAGCCGCGCTGGGCATGTGACTATAACAAGGACAGAAGCAACGGTTGGCGCTGCTGGACGTCAAAGCCCACCGAAGAACAGCGAAAGGCGGTGAAGTGGGATGACAATTAAAGAACTAATGATCGAATTGCAAAAATACGATTCATCTTTGGAAGTGATGACAAAAAAGACGGAAATCTTTGGGAATGTGGGATATGTTTTTTCTGTACATGAGGACAGCTTTGGATTCTTTGGTAAAGACGTTCCATGTGTTATTCTGTCAGACGAAAATAACGAACTTGAACAAAGATGAACTGAAGGACGGTGAAATGGAGTGGCTGATAAGGAAAAGGTCGTATACGGGCTGAAGTGCATTTTGGGTGGATTGCCCACAGTACCAGCAGTGACATGCCCAACGTGCCATTACAAAGATTCCGGGGGAGATTTTGGTGATTGTGTCGAAGCAATCGCGAAAGACGCATTAGAACTATTGAAAGAACAAGAGGCAGTGGTTCGGTGTAAGGACTGCATCTATAGGGAAGACAAGAAAAAATGCGTTGTCGCATTTGTGGCGGATAAACAAGATTTCCCGGTTAGCTATTATGACAAATATGGAGAATGGTTCTGTGCTGATGGAAAAAGGCGGTGAAGTGAGATGACTGACAGTGGAGAAGTGATGCAATGGCTTGAAACATGCGTTGCCGGTTGTGAAGAAGGATGCCCGTATGAGTACAAGAATCTCGTATACAGAGTGGAGTGCAAAGCAGATTTGAT